CCTTTTTTTTCTCATTAATTAACTTTGGAATGCTAATTTCACTCCAAATATCCTTCATTGATTGCGAATTTTCCATTATTTTTTTAGTTATAATGGATTATTTAGTGCAAGACATAAAAAAACGCCTATGAAAGGCGTCTTGGGTCAATATGATTGGTTATTTTTTTAGGTTTTTTTCCCTCAAAGTAGGAATCAATTTTACATTTAAGGAAATACATTACAAATAACCAAATAGAGAGGATTAAAAGGTCTCCAAAAGGTAAAAAACTCATTTTCTACCTTGTCCTCTATATCTTTTACGTGCTTTATTGCGAGACGTTGCCGAATATTTTGTATGTTTACCAGTTCCTTGACGAGACTTTTTCGGGATTGCTTCAACAAAGGTAGTCCCTGTCATAGATTTTTTTAAAATTGCCATTTAATTTTTTGTAATAATTTTAGTTTCGAGGTCCATCGGGTCTGGAACACCAGTTTTATAGTATTCTTGAGCAAGATCTTCCATAGCATCAAAGTATTCATCTTCTGTAAGACTTTCAAAAATAAGTTTATCTTTACAGAAGATGTTATAACTTTCCATTAGATTATGCGTGTTTTCTCATGCCCTACACGAATTCGAGGGTCGCACCAGATATCAAATCCTGTTTCTTTGGCATCTAAACAGAAACTTACATCTTCTCCACACATATCCTGAACCTCACCAGATTCAAATACTTGCATCTTAGGAGCAAACCAAGGATACTCAAGTTGTTCAAATACTCCGTTTGCAATTAGAAGCCATCCGAAACCTGTATAATCTACTGTGAAAGGTTTGCGACGCTTGGATATACTTTCGATGGTTTCGTGATTCATCACACCACCATTGCTACGAAAATCATCCTCTTCTAACCAATGTGCTACAGAAGTAGTTCTACCATCTTCGGTACAATACCAACCTGCAACAATAGATCTCTTTTTATCTTCATCTACACTACCATCTTCATTCACAGCATCTGCAGGAATTGCCATATCACATAATTGCCAGAACTTATTAGTATCAAAAACAATATCAGAATCTATCCATAACTGATAATCATACTTAAGTTTTCCATCCCAAGGTTTTTGCTTAGGTCCTCTTAGTACATTTGCTCCAAGACACTTGCAACGTGCAAAGTTCACCATAGATGAATAATCTTGAGATATTTGAATACTGCAACCGTTTTGTACAAGATCAAAACATAATTGTACAAAACTTTTTAGATATGCATATGATACTCCTCTACCTGGTAAGCAAAATACAATTGCCTTACCTCTCATTCTTTCTTTAATAGCATCAATATCCCATTCTTCTTCTTTTGTTCTAGAAGTAGGAGGTTTTGCTTTTACTGTAAATCCTTTAGCCATAATTTCTTGATTCCTTCAAACCAATTATATCAGATTATATAGTAACTGTCAATAAGATGATTCAATATATTGTTCGTTCGGTTCTTCCGCTATTTCAGAATAAGTTAATTCTTCCCTATAATAAGAATGGTATAATCTTCCCCATATAACTCTAAACTCTGATTCATCCAAATCTTTGAATAATACTTTATCGTTTAAGTATACATGATAGGTTTTCATTCGTCCTTTTCAGTTAGAAGTATTATATCATCTTGAAGGGAAAAATTCAATTCCGTTCCTTCATACCAACCTTGTTCATTAACCATCCATTCAGGTATAACGGTATAGTATTCACCACTTACGGGATCGATCTCTATGGAGGTAAAATTTTCTGCGGGATTTTTTTTCATAGCATCAGATTATTTTTTCCTTTTTCAGATTATATAGTATCGGAAAATTTTTTGAAAGTGATTGTTATTTTTATCTCGCTTTCGTAACACTTTATAGCTTAGGGGTTCCTTTCGTTTTTATATACGGGGGGCATAAAAAACCCCCCACAACGGGGGGCAACTGTTGATGTCACGAACTAATGAGGTCAGCGAACATCCTGCAAAGCAGATGCAGAGGTCGTCATGCTGGTCCCTCTGCTACCTGCTGCCCCACCGTGGGTGCGAACTCTGGAAGATCCTCCCTTAATTCTGTTTGCCCATCTGAGTGCTGCAGGTCCATGAGCAGTCTTAAGGCGGGTCACTTTGAATGTGATTTCTTTTGAAGGTGTCAAGGTGTTCATGCTTTGAGGGGGTGTGCCTTACTCTGTTATTATAAAGGATGGGGTCTACAAAAACCCCCTGTCATGTTCAGTTTATGTTGTGGCACACCATTTTGTATTATTGAAATTGGCATGAGAGAATGTCTCACGGTAGACCAATTTCCAGGAACCAAGGTCAGAGTGCATCACGTAACCCTCCGCATCTATAAGGTCATAACCGATGTATGCCTCAGGTCCCCAACGGTGGCGACATTGTGATAGGGCACACTCCTTAATTTCCTTAACCAGTTTCCAGAGTCTGACCAGTTGATAATTTGCGAACTCTTCAGGGATGACTTCGTCACCGTCTCTGATATACGCATTGAGGTCCTGCTTAAGTTGCTTTGCTCCTTTGGCATCCTCAAATTCAACCAGTCCTGCCATGATCCGTGCGAACTTACAAAGGTCACCCAACTCAAAGGAGTCTTCAAAATATTCAAAACTGCCAGAGTGAACACCCGCACCAGGTTGGACAAATTTGCAACACTCCGTCCCTTCCATCTCATCCATAAGGGGGATAGCGATTGAATCACGAAGGTCATCTCCTGCAATATATTCTGTATGAGGTGCGACGATGATATCCTCATCAACCTGATCAGGGAAGGCGTATGTAATTGTATTCGGGGTGTACTCCTGCTGTCCTCCGAATCCAATAAAGTCACCCTGAATAATTCCGTCATGATCAGGTAGGTTATCAAGACAGGCATGTAGAATCTCTGCAACGTTCCCGTCATGATTTTGATCAATGTCCGCATGGCACTCATTAATTTTGATTTTCCTTTTGTTGAAGACTGATTTTGTACCGACAAAGAAATTGCCAGTCGCTGGATTTGTACCCCATACAATAGCGGGTGCTCCGTCGTATTTGACCGACAAATGTTGGGGCGTTAAAAAAGCACCCAATACGGTGAGGTCACCTGTAAGGATGCTGTCTTCGGGGTGTTCAATGTGAATGTTTTTTGTCATGCTTAAAAATCGGGAAAAATGCTTTGGGTGTGGGTTTGTCTCCCACTCTTTTAATATAGCAAATGAAAACCCCCTTTCGGGGGTTTTGTGTGCCAGTTCCTTAAGCGGTTAAGGTATCAAGCATTTCCTGGTCAACCGTGGTAGCATTTACACCCTCTAACCACTTATTGATATGGCGTGAGGTGGTGACACTCCACTTGGTTGAAGTTCTTACGTATTTTGCCTGGTCTGCTAGGTATGCGGCAACGGGTGTCTTATATGAGAAAAAAACCTGTGTGCCGTTGCTGAGAGTTACTTCAGTTTGGTTAGCAGCGATAGGGCGAAGTTGCATGAGTGCTCCTTTTGTTTACTCTTATATAATGCCATAAAAAAAGCACCCCGTGGGGTGCTTGTGTGCCACTTTCTCAAGTGGTTAGTTTTTTACCAATTTTACCAATTCGGCATGGTAGGGTTTTACTGCTTCAAATCCTTTCATAAAGTCTGAGATCAATTCCTGGATCTCATAATTGTGAATTTGCCAACGGGTTGCAATATCTTTAAGATAACGATCCGTTGAAATGAGTCGGGCAGTTGAAGGGCGTTTTAAAGTGGTTTTCTTAGCAACGACCTTGCCACCTTTGAAAGTGGTGACGGTAACTTTGGCAACTGGTTTGGATGCCTTAACAGATTTTTCAACCTGTTTTAACTCAGCAGCAGTCAGGTCAAATGCCTTCTCTTCTACTGTGGTTTTAGCAACTGGTTTTTTAACTGCTTTGGGTGTTGCTTTGGCAGTTTGTGAAGTCTTACGGGTTCTACGCTTGCGTGGTGTTGCAGGTGTTGAAGCAGTTGACTTAACAGGCATAGGATTCAGATCCGATGTTTACATTTATAATATTACATGAAAAAACCCCCTAATGGGGGTTAGGTGTGCCACTTTGTCAAGTGACTTTTAATTCTGCTTTCACTTGAATTTTTTTGAAAACCTCTATACACTCAAGTGCCTGTGTATAGGTAGCAAATGACATGTATCTGAATTTCAGGTCATTTGGGAATGAATAACGGATTGTTGTATTCATAGGGATCACCAGTCGAAGTCAGAATTTTCAATGTATTTTTCAACATCAAATTTTGTGTCTTCTAAGGTTTCGGATAATGCCTCTTCCATTAGTGCGGAGATTGCCTCATCCTCATAACGTGGGTCAACGAACATAAGAAAAAATGCTTGTGATCTTTTTAATCATACATGAAAAAACCCCCGTGTGGGGGTTGAGTGTACACTTTACAGAGTGGCATACTCTCTAACCTGACACTCATGCAAATCATTTAAAGTTGAAATGCAGTTGTTGACCATCCTGCGGATGACCTGCCTGGTGGGTGTGCTTGCGTAATCTTCAGTAAAGGGTGCATACTCTTTAATGATTCGATTGACGCAAATTGAAACATCACTCGTTCCGATCTCTTCGACGTCAGTGAACATAAAATCCACATTGTCTGAAATGATTTCAAAAAGCATGAGTGCTCCGTTTGTTTACTATTCTAATATAGACCAAAAAAACCCCGTTTAGGGGTTTTAGTGGGCAGTTTGATTACTGGCACATGTCGTCAAACATTTTCCGTGCTGTTATTTCTATTGCTAATCGTGTGCCTTGACTAAACGAAAATAATTCAGTCATTTCATCAACGGTCAATTTGTTCGATACTCTGAAATTCTCCCATGCCTCGTCGAAGCAGTTTTCAAGGATCATTTCGTTTTGTAGGGTGCTCATGTTTGGTTCCTTTACTACTCCTTTATAATACCAATAAAAAACCCCCTAATGGGGGTTAGGTGTGCCACTTTGCTAACTGTACTCCCAAAATGCGGGTTCACATATCTTTTCACTTAGTGACTCATATTCGTCAACGTTTGAGTCATTAATCCAACCCAAATCGTTGAAGTATTGTATCATATCAACTAATGCAGTTTCTTCTGCTTCAGTGATACTTAGTGTGCGAACAGTTTGTGACATTTAAGAACTAACGTATTGTGGAAGGGTGTTGTTAGAAATTGCTTTCCATTTTCGGGCAAGATGATTATTAATTTGTCTAGTCATCTTTGCCTTATCAATAACATCTTTAACAACAGTTTTGCCGTTATATGTTACTACCTTTAGAAACTTATCAGGGTTAATAACATCATTAATCCACGATTTCGTTGGGTAATAGTCAACAACTGTTTCACCGTGTTGTAGTCTCATAAGGAATGAAATCTTTGGGACATTCTTAATATAAACGATTTCGGGTACGAATGGGAATATCTTGTGCCACTTTCTCAACTGGATTCAGGCTGGATTTTTTGCCAATAAAAAAGGACAGTTGGTTTACTGTCCATTATGGTATTCACCCATGAGGCACTTGCCGTACCATATCTCAGAGTGTCCGTATTCTTCGGATAAATCGAGGCATAAACCCCAACACTCGTCAAGGGTTTTGAAAACTGTGTTTTCATGAGGTGCGGATGAGCACACTACTGCGTAAGGTAACGCAGGATTGAAAGTGGTATTTGGATTAAACATATACTTATTATACACACACGATGGGGCACTTTGGGGGTTTTGTGTGCCACTTTGCCAACTGGATTCAGGCTGGATTTTTTCCAATAAAAACCCCCTAGAATGGGGGCATAGATTTAACTAACGATTTTCTCCCAAAGGGCATCGTATTCGGGTGTCTCTGACACGGGATACTCTAGGGCGGCAACCTCAGAGAATAACTCTGTAAGGATTTCTAACTCTTCAGAGTTGAATGTGAGTGTTTTTTCCATACCTTTATAATACCAATAAAAAAACCCCTATAGGGGTTTTAGTGTGCTAGTTTGCTTACTGTACTAGTGCTGACTTCCAGTGATGAAAATCGGTTGTTGCTTTCATTTCATTGAACATACTCTGAACTTCAGAGTAGTCAGCATCAACCCATTTAACACCGTCGTCGGTTTCATAGCATCCCCACGCATCCAACTGATTGACGAAGGATTGAAAACCTGCAGACATGAGTGCCAATCTGTAAAGGGTTTCGTCATTCTGAATCCAAAGAGAAACGTTCCAGGTTTCGTAGTTTTTCCAACCGTTCATAAGAAATCCTTTGTTGACTCTTATAATATAAACGATCAACACCACGAATGGGAAAAACATGTGACAGTTTGTAGATTGGATTCAGGCTGAAAAAAATCCAGCTGAGGGTGTACGAACCCCCAACTGGACTATGAATTGTTTATACTTAAGCAACTAATTGCATTTGTTTCTCATAGTAATCATCAACATCTTTGATCTTAAGTGATACTAATTGAGATACAATTTCAAATAGTTTGTTGTAATTAACTCCTTCCCAATCATCCCACTCACTAACATAACCTTCACAATCTTTATCAT